CCACCGAAATCAAAGCCCTACGAGAGAAGCACGGCAAATTTGGGTTTCGAGAGAACCGAATCTTTTGTGTTTTTTGCCTAGATGATGACGGATTGGACATCCCCTACCCCTGCGACGTAATCAAGGTGCTGGACGCTTGGGAAGCAAATAGCAAGAAAGCCCTTGACGCTCTCGACCACATCAACACAATGCGAGTGGACGAGGACGACTTTGAATGGCTACAGACCGCCGAATTTACCTTGAAAGGTGAACTATGACCCCCGAAGAACGCAAAGCCCTACGAGAGAAGCACTGTAAAGGTGAAGGGTTTGAGCCAACCTGCCGACGATGTGATCTAACAAAAGCCGAATACGAAGAAACCGTTACCGACAAAACATTGTACGGAGGACCACTCGGTTGTGGATACTCAGAAGATGGCTCTCACGATTTTTCCGAGTGGAAATGGGAATGTGAGTATTGCTATGAACATGGTGATGAAATTATCGAATTCCCTTGCGACGTTATCAAAATACTGGACGCCTATGAAGTGTTGCTCCAAGCCTTAGGAGGGATTGTTTACCGTGACTGACATTTACAAAGAAGTGCTGTGCCAGTTCATTCAGGCTGGCAAACTGACGCTCCAAGAGGTCGAGGACATGAAGGGGTACCTAGAGTCCACCAGCATTGAAAGAAGCCGTCAGACGCCCACCTGGGCCGCTGCTGAGGCATTGTGCCAGCGACTTCACGACGGCATCACGGCAAACTCGTACCGCGCGTTCAAGATGAACGTAACCAACATCAGCGCCATGGAGCGACTACTTCGCATTGATCAGGTAAGCGAACCAGAAGCTCGCGACATTATCGAGTGGTGCCTAGCGCACGAATTCTGGGCAAGCGTTATCCTCTCTCCGGTGAAGTTTCGCAAGCACTACGCCACCATGTCTGCTCGCAAGGTCGAGGAACGCAACAAGCGCGAACGTGACAGCGCAAAAGAGAAGCACCCAACTGCCGCAGGATTCCAGCCGAAAGTGGTGTCTGACGAGGAATTATACGCACGCAAGCGCCAGCGTGAAGCGGAATCGGTGCCAATGCCTAGCGGTTTTAAGCGTGTGCTAGGTTTAGTGAAGTGAACGAAAGGAAAACAATGTCAGAAAACGTAGAAATCCCTGCCGAGGTAGCCGAGAAGGCCACCCACGCCGCCATAGATGCACTAGTAGACGCGTTTATTCCAGCGTTGCTCAACGTTGGTGTGACCAAGGACCAGATTGTTGCCGCCATGCGCGAGGTCCGAGGGGCCGATGACAACGCCTGAGAAGGCTAAAGGCTCCCAATGGGAGCGTGACGTTGCCAAGGTGTTCAATGAGATGGGCTACCCCCAGGTCGAGCGACGCTACGGTGCTGGTAACACGATAGACAAGGGCGATCTCAACGGGTTCGCTCACGCCATCGTTATCGAGTGCAAGAACGTCAAGAGCATTACGCTCGCAAGCATCATGGATGAGACCGCCGTAGAGCGTAAGAACGCTAAAGCTGACCTAGGCATTGCGGTTATCAAGCGACGCAACAAGGCACCACGTCTCGCTTACGCCGTAGTCACTCTCGAAGAGATGGTGCTACTACTCAAGGCAGCGGGCTATTGAGAGTTGTAGTCTGCCCTGCCGACGTTGGTGGATGTGGTTTCTATAGGCTCATTGCTCCGGCCACAGTGCTGAAGAAGCAAGGGCTGGACATTGAAATTGACTACCAATCTCAAAACCAAGTGGCGATACGCAAAGACGGGCGCATTGTGTCTGTGAAAGACACGGGCCACGACGTTATGGTCATTCAGCGCCCTATGATGCCCGACGTCGTTGATGCCATTCCTGCCATTCAGTCCAACGGCACGAAAGTAGTGGTCGAGATTGACGACGATTTCTGGAGTGTCGACGTCAAGGGTAAGTTCTTTACCAATACACGCGCATTAGGCGGCAGTGTTGATTACCTTACGAAATCCTGCGAGATGGCCGACATGGTGACGGTATCCACGCCGGCCCTAGCCAAGTTAGTGCCTAACAAAAACGTCGTAGTCCTACGCAACTGTGTGCCTGCCTACTACCTCGACGTTGAACCTAATCACGGCACAGGCTGGGAAGCGACTGAGGGCAAGACTGTAGTGGGCTGGACCGGCTCCACGCAAACTCACGTTGGCGACCTGGAGCGCATGGGGTACTCACTGCGCAACGCTATCCGCAAACATGACGCCAAGTTCTTTGTCATTGGTTCAGAAGATGCTTGGGACATTGCTGGGTTCGACGAAGGCGAGGCTATCTACTCCCCGTGGATTGATCTCATTGACTACCCCATGGCAGTAAAGACGTTCGACGTCGGCATTGTGCCGCTTGCCATTACTCGGTTCAATCAGTGCAAGTCCTACCTAAAGGGTATGGAGTACGCATCACTGGGCATCCCGTTCGTGGCCTCTCCGACTGACGAATACAAAGTGCTGGCGTCTCAGGGGGTCGGACTGCTTGCGCCGGAGAAGCATGACTGGCTGAAGCAGATGAACCGAGTTCTATCGAGTGATAACACTGAACTCATAGAGGCAGGACTAGCGTTCGCCCGTGAGAACACCTATGAGAAGAACGCCTACAAATGGGCAGAAGCGTGGGCAAGCTTGCTCTAACTCTGATACAATTATGCTCGTGCATCCGCACAATGAATAGAAAGCATAGGTATTAGAGATGGTGAAAAAAGCCGCTCCACCAGAAAGCAGGTTTTGGTCAAGCATTATAAAGACCGATTTTTGCTGGCTGTGGATAGGCACCGTCAACTCTACTGGCTACGGCTACTTTCAAACAGGAGGTAGAGGAACAAAGAAAGCAAGGGCGCATAGGTACGCCTACGAATTTCTTGTTGGACCAATACCAAAGGGTTTAGTGTTGGATCACCTTTGTCGCGTAAAAATTTGCGTCAATCCCGAACACCTACAACCAGTTACCCAACGTGAGAACGTCTTGCGTGGGGAAGTAAATAAAAACAATAGAAAGCCGAAAGGTAATTAGAAAGATGTCTACTACCGTGATTGGTCGTTTGACCGCTGACCCCGAAATCAAGTTCACCAACAAGGGAACTGCCGTGGCCAACTTTAGCGTGGCCGTGAACCGTAAGAAGGGCGATGAAGACTACACCTCATTCTTCGACGTCACTGTCTGGGGCGACCTGGCGCAAGGTGTCCAAGAGCTGAAGAAGGGCGATCGCGTCATTGTCCACGGCTACTTGAACCAAGACCGCTACGAAAACAAAGAGGGTAAGACCGTCTCTAAGACCGTCATTGTGGCCGATGGCGTCGGCAAGGAACTTCGTTTCGCCGCCAAGGATGCCAAGCCCAATACGCCCGAAGCCGATTGGTAGACCTTGACTGATTGGTCGCTCGCCAAGTGCATTGGCAAGACCGACCTTTTCTTCAATGACCGCCTCACACAACAGGCTAGCGACATCTGCGCTACCTGCCCCATAAAATCCGATTGCCTCAAATGGGCCTTAGAATATCGGGAAGCATGGGGAGTGTGGGGCGGTTTGTCGTATAACGAATTACGGATTGTTGCCGCGTCACTCGGATACGAACCACCGAACCGTAAGGCCCCGGAGCATGGCACCGAAAGCGGTCACGCTTGGCACCGACGTCGCAAGCTCAAAGACCCTAACCACGTCATATGCCAGCCTTGTCTGGACGCATACAACGCAGTAGCGAAGCTCAGGGTAGCCAAGTATCGCAAGCGAGTACGCGGCGAGCATTGAACGAACGAAGGGGCTGGCAAGGGGAGTCAGTGGAAAATGACAAAACACTGCACTCATTACGCCTAGGGGATGGCACCCTTGACCAGCAATAACATTGTAGCACATACATGACGATACCCGACACCCATAACTAGCGGTGCCGGGTATTCTCCAGTTGCTTAGAAATCTTTGTAGGCGTCTGCCATGCTCTTGACCATCTCAAGCGCGCCAAGAAACGCCTCCCAATCGCCCACGTTCCATGCGAGGGGAGCGTTAGCCGCATGTTCGAGAGCCAATTCTGTAATGACCGAAAGCTTGATCATCATAATCTGGCGCATTGTCTCAGCACTTGACTGCTGAGTTGGACGGGTTGCTGCATCAGCCATTGCGGCCTCCATTGTTAGGTGATCTTCTATGTTGTAGTAAAGCGAACGAAGTTCAGCGGTATCCTCGGCGCGGTACACGTTGAGCGTTGTAGGGATGAGGTTGAATAGTGGCGAGCGCATACTAAAAGAACTTCCCGCACACGTCGCACGTGTAGTAGAACTCACCAGGTGCCAGCTCATAATCCTCGTAGACCACGGCCTCGGCACCCGGCGTTACGTTGGCCTTAGTGTCGATCGCACAGTCGCGGCACAGTTCGCGGCCGTCAATTACCCATCCCGCGGCCTTTTCCTGCTGCTCCTGAGCTTCTACTTCAGCACGCGCATCCTCCAGCGCGTCTTGGTAGTTGTCGTCTTGGTAACGGTTGTAGCCATTCATTAGATATCCTCCGATAGTGTCCAGCAAGTGCGAACTTTGTCAATTTTTGACGTCACTTCAGGCAAGGTGTCGCGGCAGAATTGGTAGCGAAAATAGCCATCCTCACCCATAAGGCTTACATCCCACCCAGCTCCGTCAGACTTCACAATGTAGTAGCCGCGGTAGGTGTAGCCGCAATACTCTCCATTCTCCGTAGCCCACTTTTTTAGTCCCTTAGTCATTAGTTATTCTCCAATACGCGTACACGGGTAGCGTTCACCCATGTTTGTCCATAACCGGCCTTAGGTGTCACCAGGTAGCGAACATTCCCGTAGACATTCCTCACGTCCCTAATGGTGACAATGAACGAAAGACCATTCTCCAGCACGTGACCGTCGCGGCCGATATTCTTAGCCATCTCTAACGCGTTCATTCCATGCCTCCCGTCATAAGGCTAATCAACATGCACAACGCCGCGCCTACGGCAACGAACGTGCATACAGCCAAGCTATTACCTTTAATCAGCGCCGCGGTATCGGTACGCTCGATGAACCGCGCGAACGAATACGCGGCATACAGCGCGCCCCCGTAAAATAAAGTTCTAACTACTTTCATTTTTTCTTCCCTTCGCACCGGCAATTTGCCGGCAGCACTACCGCGGGGATCGAACCCGATTAGCCGCCATCCCGGCCGGTAGTCGCTCATTACTGCACTACTTCCAGCGGCGTCCCCTCGGCACCGTCCAAGTTGTCCCTTAGAGCCAAATCAGCGAAGTAGATAGCTTCACTTTCAGTCTCGGCAATTACTTGCACGTCAATGACGTAACGCACCGTTACCCATGGAGTACCATCAGTATCGCGGCCGACAATGTTAGGTGTAGTCATTAGTAGCCCTTACCCTTCATGTACGCGGCACCAATGGCGCCCGGCTCAGTGATACGCGTTAGGCCCGTTGGCAGCTCATCCCGGTGGAAGAATGGCATATCGGCGCGCTCATCCTCAGTCATGAAGTTGCGAACGTAGAGGGTTGCGCTAAGGTCCTCCTCCAAGTAGACAACGTCATCGCGGCGGCTAGTGTAGTCGTAGCCGGTCGCGCACGATAGAGCATTAGCCCTATCGCCGCGAATTACCAAGTACCCGTGGCCCGCGGTACTGATGAAACTCAGGTGCCGCGCCATTAGTTGCGCCTAATGGGCATCAGGGCGACCACGGTACGAGCGTCGCTACTCTCGATACGGATAGGGCGCAATGCGTCCACCATTGTCGCGATAGTCATTCCTTCACGGCCGCGACCATTCTTAGGCGTCTCGGCCCAGGGTGCCAGCTTCACCACGTCAGCGAGAAACCAGGGGTTGAGAGTAATCCCGTCAAACTCATTAATCCGGCCAGCGTTAGGGATGAGACTATCTACGTCAGGGTACTTACCGTCAATAACGCGGCACCCGTACACGTCATCGAATTGCGGCGCGCTAATCTTCACGTTGTCACCTTCGACCGACACCGTAACCTTAAAGGCCTTTTTAAAGGCCTTAGCGGCGCGAATCAGCACGTCAGCCGAGATAATGACGGGCGCGAACTCTCCCGTCAATTCTTCAGCTTCGCGCGTGATCACTGCCAGCTTGTAGCTATCGGTAGCGGTAGCGGTAATCTCGCCGCGCTCATTCTGGCGAACGAATACGCCAGTCAGCAGCGGCCGCGCGCTATCGCCGCTAGCGAAGTTACCCACGCTAGCCAAGTCAGCGAAACACTGCCGACTAAATACAATTTCATATTTCATTAGTTGTCACTTTCACTTATTGCCGGTAGCCCCATGCTACCGTTACTAACACTAGCACCTAATAGGCGCTATTGCAAGTAGTGTTAGGCTAGGTGTCGAACCTACTAAGGCGGCCGTACCCGCGCCTAACTCCCGTTAGCGGCCCTTAGCCATATCGTAAAGGCTAATAACCTTAGCCGAGTTTGCCGGGCGCGCGTAGTCCCATCCTGTGGAGTAATAGCCGATTACCTTACGTTCAATAGCGCGCACTAATGCATAGGTGAACGTATTTTCCCACCCGCTAACCTCGCAACTCTGGTATTCGTAGCAACGCAACGCGCCTAAAACGTCGCCAACGCTAACCGAGTCCGGCAAAATAGCACCACCGCTAGGAGTCCAAGTGTAGTTAATCATGCTTTCATAGTCCGAGTAGCGCGCCGCAAGACTGGAGACATTACCCGCGTACAGCTCAGCGCCTACGTCGCTAAACGTCGCGCCGCCATAACTCCAGGTGTAGTGCATAGTTTCTGTACTCCATGGCGCGTCACTGCCAATGTTTGCACCGTTAGTTTCTTCCAGGTTAGTTAGCGGCGCGGTGTCTAGCGGTACACGTACAGTTAAGCCGCCACTGTGTGGACTTTCACGCCAATACGCCGCAACACTAGACAACAGGTCTAGTGTGTCACTACTTACTAAATATGCCGACATTTTTTTATCCCTTATCATTTAGTTACTACCCTATTACCTACAATAGCCGCCAGTAGCGACTAGTGCAAGTAGCGCGCGGTTAGGTATCGAACCTACGTTGGCCGCCTTATCGGCACCGCGCCACCTTGCTAAAGTTCTTCGCGAGCCGCCATCACTACCGCGTAAGCGGATCCCGCAAACATCACGCCCGCGCTTATGTAGCACCCGATCACGGTTGAAGTGAACTCACCTGGCACTAGGTAGATAAGTAGCGCGATTAGTGCCGCGCTCATCACCATTAGTCCTAGTCCTAGTCCGATAGTGTAGGCGCGTAGGCGGCGAGCCTCGCGGCGTTGGCGGCGCGTCATTGTGTCACCTCCACAATGGGCGCGGCGTAGCGTAGAGTTACGCCTAATTCGCGGGCGCATAGTGCGCATAGCCGCCAATGCCTAAACTTAGGTGCAGGGCTAGCCGCGGTTGCATCGAATGTTGCGAACCCGCTCCAGGTGCCTAACTTAGTGCCGCGGGGTGCGGGGTGCCAACACCCTTGGCAGGTTGCGCGCGCCATTAGTAACCCCGTCCCGCTAGAATTGCGTTGCACGTGGTGCGCGTGAACTCGGCAATGATGGCGTGAACTTCATAATTGTAATCCGATATGGTACGCGCGGTGTCTAAATCGCTCTCGTCGTGATTAATGTTACCGTAGGTGGTGTAGTAGTGAATTAGGTAGTTTTTTGCGTTGTAGATTGAAAGCCACTCGGCGTAGTTGTCCGCGGTAATTGCCCATGGCGCATTGAACCCGCCAATTGCATTTTCGAGCGCGTTCGCGGTGTCGTCGCTAATTACAGTCGCGCCCGTGGTGGTGGTGGTGTAGAGAATCTCCACCGCGTTATCGCGGATCACAATTTTTTCGCCAAGCGACAGATACGTCCCTTGGATAGTTTCAGTTTCGGTGTAGTTCATTTTCTCCCTTTCGATCATTGGCGCGTTGCCAATAACTACACACTACAGGCGCTAGGGGAGAATTGCAACTATTTAGAGAGATAGGTGCTATCACGATTAGAGATAGGGCCCCGCACTCGGCGCTATCTAGGTTAGTGATGGGTGCGCGGCAGACTATCGGTTTAGGTGATGTAGTCGCGGATCGCGTTGTCTTCGATCGGGCCCGCCCGTTGTCGCGGGATGAGATGAAGCGAAGGGGTATAGCCCGCCCATACAGCCCCCTCCCACCGCGAACCGCGTTTTTAGTGTCCCGCCCGTAGCCCGTTGAGGGTCGCGAGTCTGACGGGTATTGTGCCGAGCCGGGCCCCGCGCGCCCGTTTGTTTATCCCAAGAACGGTAAACTGTCATTCTCTCCACACCTACGCTCATCAGGGACTCTAGACGCTACGACTCGCTGCGCTCGCTTCGCTAAGCGGGGTTATTTTATAAAAGCCAAGCCGTCTACAGCCGCCAGGCTGGAGACAAAAGGTACTGTCAATCCAGCTTTAGTTTCTACTTCAGATCCACTATCAGTAGGCTTCAAGGAATTAGCAACTACGTTCAGTGTTTATTAAGACATTTCTCCCAGCATTTCCCTCACTTCTAAAGAACGTTTATCTCATTTCTAAAGAAGCCGCAATACCAGACCGCGCGGCGCAAGGACTGTCTGTGGCCAAATGCAAGCCTCGACGTTTCTCCCAAACAATGCCATACGTGCAAGACAAACTAGACCGTTTGTGTTTGGGGTGCGCCAACCGAATCCCGCTCTAACCGGGTAACTACGGCGAGTATCTATTACTAGACTCACACTCCGCGGCGACTTTCACGCACGATCGCTTCCAACGGCGATACTCCATGATACACCATGAGGCCGCCAAAGCAAGCTCATTCGTCGTAACATTTATTCCCGCGGCGGTACAATTAGTAAAGACCATTCTTGGGAGAAATAATGTGTGTTGTCTGCGGCTGCGGTAAGCAGTGTAATTGTGTAGGTTGCTCGGCCCTAGCTGAGAAGTTCAAGTCGGACCCAATCTCTGACCAGCCCGCCACCGAGAACCAGTAGGCAATTCCGCAGGTTTCTAACTGCCAATTCCGCGGATTCCGCACACTGGAGTATTGCAATTCCGCGGGAGACAGAACACTCACTACGCCCCCTTTCTCTGCTATGCTGACTACGTGTGTGTGTGGAACCTCGGAAAGTCCGAGGAACGCAATGCGAGCCCCCCTGCTTCGGCAGGGGGGTTTGTGTTTATATGCACCTAGGTGCTCCAAAATTTTTAGGGGTCCCCGCAAAAATGTGGTAGGGTTGTGGTGTTCACAACGGACAACACTCAAACCTTACGCAAGTAATCCCCTCGGTATCGTAACTGGGGGGATTTCTTGTTTATACTGGGGATATGAATAAGAACCTAAGTACTCACATCACTGCATTGCTTTCGGGAGCGACGTCGGTGCTTGCAATCATCCACCCTGGCTTTGCTATCCCTCCCTTTGTGCAGGGCCTTGCCGTAGTGGTGCCTAGCGCTGCCGCTGCACTTATCGAAGCTCTACACTTTGTCAAGACTCACAACTTGGAAGCAAACTTGCTGGCAGCCGATCACGTCGTCAACCAGCTGGTCGCTAACTCCAACAAGCCTACCGACACGTCGGTCGCCTAATGTCAAACGGGGATGTAATCCAAGAGTCCCTAAAGTCGTGGCTTGAGGAAAACCTCCCCAAGTTCCTAGTTAGCGTCAACGAGGACCTAGAACTAGACGAACGTTGGGACATGCCCACTATCGAGGATTACTGCCTAGTCGTGGCAGTACGCGACTTCAAGGATGGCAACGGTGGCATATTCTCTATCTTTGACGGGAATGTGCCGACCTACCGCATTACCGGGTTGTTATCCACTGCTCTGAACAGTTGAATGGCAGTAACACCAGTACAGCGGAAGAAGTACTTTGAAGCACGAGCGGCAGGTTTCTCAATCGCCCAAAGCGCCCAGAAGGCGAAGTTCTCGGAAGCCACCGCCTACCGAGTCGAAAAGGCTGCCCAAAATCTACGAGCCGATGAAGGAATTGACTCATCTGCCTCTAATTATAGAGAACTGAAAGCAGAGTCAAAACTTGAAGGTCCGAAGAAATACGAGAATCTTCCTGCTGAGGCACAGCAGGCGCTTGAAGATTTTGGCTACTTTCGTCGTCGTTATTTTGGTCGTGTATCTACGCCTTGGCAGGAAGAAGCGGGCGAGGCGTTAGTCAAACTGCTGGAGTCTGACCAGAAGGAATACGTGGTGATGAACATGCCACCAGGTTCCGGTAAGACTACTCTGCTCCACGACATGACGTGCTGGATCATCTGCCGCAACCGTTCAGTGCGTCTATTGACCGGCTCAGCCACCATGAGCCTTGCCAAGCGCAACTTGATGCGTGTGCGTCGTTCGCTGGAGCGTGTCATCCCAGAACAAGCTGACGACAACTTAAAAGCCCGTGGTCAAGCATTTGACGCCGAGTCCACCCTTGCCCAAGATTTTGGGCGATTCAAACCATTAGACAAAGAATTATGGACCAATGAAGCATTCATTGTTATGCAGCCGGAAGATGCCGGTGCAATCTCAGAAAAGGAACCGACACTAAGTGCTTATGGTATGGACTCTGGTTTTATTGGCGGCCGCTTCGACGGCTGTTTCTGGGACGACCTTGTTGACCCTCGTAAGGTGCGTTCGGCTGAACAGCGGGAGGCTATGGAGGACTGGTATCAGGACGTGGCCGAGACGCGTCTGGAACCGGCTGGCATGCTTGCGCTTATCGGTCAGAGGCTAGCGCCAGACGATCTGTACCGCTTTGCGCTGGACATGACCCAGCCAATCGAAGATGAGGAAGTACTTGACGTACTTACCGACGAAGAAATCGCCAACTTGCGGCACGACAAGAAATACAAGCACCTAAAGTACAAGGCCCACTATGAAGAACTATGCGACCCAGGACACCATAAACGAGGTTCAGAGGCTTACCCGAAAGGATGCTTACTTGACCCCCGGCGCCTACCCTGGCGCGAAATATCTAACCTTATGTCTAATCGTGGAGAGCGCTTTGCAGTTGTTTATCAACAAGAGGACATTGCCCTAGATGAAACTCTGGTACGAAACGAGTGGGTATATGGACACGGAACATCGATTGGCTGCATTGATAAGGACCGAGACAGGTGGGAAATACCACCGGGACTCAATCCCGCCGACTGCATGGTTGTCGCAACAGCCGACCCTTCGCCAACTAACTTTTGGTCGATTCAATGTTGGCTATACCATCCAGAGAGTCAGCAACGGTTCCTGCTTGACCTTATTCGTAAGAAAATGGAAGCGCCAGAATTTCTTGAGTACAACTACAATATCGGTGAGTTCACCGGGGTTATGGAAGAATGGCAACGACTATCGACCAGTCTGGGCTTCCCAATCCAAACATGGGTCATTGAGCAAAACGCTGCACAGCGGTTCATGCTCCAGTATGACCACTTCAAACGCTGGCGACAACTCAACGGCGTCGAGGTAATTCCTCACAACACTAACACCAACAAGAGTGACGCAAATTACGGTGTTACGACGATTTCTCAACATTGGCGTTTCGGTCGTGTAAGATTGATGGGTAAGGGTGAAGGTAAAGTTCGTTCAATGGCGCTCATTGACGAAGTGACCAAATATCCTCACGGACGTACAGACGACTGTGTAATGGCTGAGTGGTTCTTTGAATGGAACATCCCCAACCTCTACCAGCCTAAGACGCAGAAGGTACAGGCTTGGCGACCCAATTGGGTGCGTCAAACGCAACTATCGAACTTGAGGTAATGAATGGGACTCTCCCCGGATAACGCAACAGCGGCAGGGCAGATTGTCACGATGTACCAAGAGCGGCGTATGGGTCGCTCGGGCGTTATCAAGCGTATGACCGAAGTACGCGATCACTACAACGGCGACGTTATCGTACCACTTCCGGAGCTTGACGAAGCAGAGCGCCCAGCAATCCCTAACCTTATCGCTCAGGGCATTGACCAGTTCTCTATGCGCGTGGCGTCAATTCTTCCTGACATTCAGTACCCTGCACTGCGCAACGGTATCCAGGTGTCGGAGAATCGTGCGCGTGACCGCCGCCTTGCCAACCTTGGTTGGTGGGACATGAACAAGATGACTACCAAGGTACGTCGTCGTGCGCGTCACTTGACTGCCTACGGTATGTCGGCCATCTCGCTTTCCCCCGTTGCACTTGACCCCGCCGACCGCCGACAGATTCCATTCTGGCGTGTACGCAACCCATTATCCACGTACCCAGCGCCCATGATTGACCCTGACAACATGGAACCGACTGACTGCATCTTTGCCGACCGTCGACCCCTCGGTTGGTTGATGGAGAACTACCCTAAGCAGATGAACGTGCTGTACCGTGGCGACAAGAGCAAGACGGACCTGTTCCAAGTTCTTGAATACATGGACGGCAACGAAACCGTCATGCTTGCCGTTGGCGCCGAGAAGCCGCAGGCTACACCGTTTGGCTCCGACCCTGGCAAGGGAACCGCGTCAAACGTTATCCTAGAGCGTATCCCCAACCGCGCAGAGGTTTGCCCCGTCGTCATCGCCGGTCGTATTACCCTTGACCGCTTGCAGGGACAATTCGACCAGATGCTTGGTATGTACCAGCGAGAGGCTAAGTTAGATGCACTCAACACCATTGCTGTATTCCGCAATGTATTCCCAGACGAATGGGTTGTCTCACCAGCAAATGCGCCTACTAGCCCCCGAATCATTCAAGAGGCTGACGGCAAGATGGGCATCCGAGGAATTCTCGACAAGGGCCAGATTCAGATAATCCACCCACAGCAGACGCAGGACGCCCAGATTGCAATCAACAATCTTGAGCGCGCCCAGCGTATGACGGGTAACATCCCATCTGAGCTGAACGGTGAGTCCGGATCAAACATCCGTACCGCTCGACGTGGTGCCACTGTCCTCGGCTCTGCCATCGACATGCCGTTGCAGGAATATCAGGAGATTCTCGCTAACTCAATGGAGTTGGAGAACGCTCGCGCTGTCAAGATTATGAAGTCGTACTACGGCAACAAGCCCAGTATGTTCTTCTTCAGCGCCGATGGCAAGATTGAGCGCCCCGACTACACGCCTAACGAAGCCTTTGAGACTACCGTGTCCAAGGTCATCTACCCAATGCCAGGTAGCGACGTCAACTCTATGGTCGTGTCTATCGGTCAGCGTGTCGGCATGGGAATCATGTCCAACGAAACTGCTCGTATGCTTGACCCCGCCATCAAGGATCCGATTGCCGAAGCCGACCGTGTTGAGGTCGAGGGACTCCGTAAGGCGATGCTTACCGGCTTGGAACAGCAGGCCGCACAAGGCGCACTTGACCCCAGCATCATCGCTCGTATTGCCATGAAGAAGGCAGAGCGCCACACCACCCTTGAGGACGCGGTAACGCAGATTCACAAGGAGATGCAGGAAGAGCAACACGCGCAGGCTCAGGCGCAGGCGCAACAGCAACAGCCCACGCCAGAGCAACAGCCTGGTCTTGGCGTCAGCCCCGACAATCCAGTGCAGGGCGCACAGCCACAGCAGGCACCCGATATTCAGTCTTTGATTTCCCAACTTCACAGCGGTGGAGGCGCACCTGCGGGCGGTCCCGTCGCTCAGGCACCAGCACCAGCACCAGCAGGAGTCTAATAAATGCCACGTAAGGGTAGAGGCGGCGCTCGCCAAGGCACAGTAGGTACGTCATACGGAAACCGTACCGATCTCAACCAGCCAATCTCAACCGTTCCCAATCAGGAGTATGGCATGGCCACCGCACAGCGCGAAGCACAGCAAGCAGTACCAATGGGTGCGTCACCAGTTGCCGCTGCCCCAGAGATGCCCACTCGACCCGCTGGCAAGCCTTTGCCGCAACCAGGCGAACTGCCACACCTTGAACAAACCAACCGTCCTGCCGAACCAGTAACAACTGGTATTGACTACGGCCCCGGTGCTGGCTCGGAGGCAATGATGACAACGCAAATTCCAATTTCTGCGCAGATGGCTGCTCACGCCCAGAGCAACCCGTCGCCCGTTCTTGCTGAGCTGTCAGCCCTTGCCTCGTCAATGGGGATGTAATGGCTGAAGAGTTCGCCACACAAAAAGAACTGAATTCATACGAAGATCAAGTTGCCACCGCACTCAAGGCAAACCCCTTCCTTTCGTCAGACCCGTCAACACTTCACGCCATTGGCTCCGCAAGCGGCGTCGACGCACACGGCATGGGGATGCTTACCAATTACAACAATCTTGTTGACAATGTAAAAACTTCAATTTACGACGAAGCAAACTCAAGTAAGAATTCTGGTGGCTGGTGGCACGATGTAACTAGTCTTGCTGATGGTGCGGCTCAAACTGTTTCTGACACGGCTAAGGGCGCTGCAAGTTTTCTCAACCGTACCGCAACCACTGTTGGCGAAGTTGGCACACTTGGTTTTGTCGGCTCGCGTGGAAAGGCAAACGGTCTTGGTCAAATGTATTCCAATTTGAACGACGCGTTTACAACGGTAAAGAATCTAGGCTCTGGTCTTGCTGCACAAGTGCCTACTCCAGATAATTACTTTGGTCTAAAGCAGGCATCTCAGATGGTGTCGTTCTTTAGTTCCGACGCTGCACGTCATGGGGTTCCCTACGCGCTTGGTCGCATAACGCCACTTATTCTGGCATCACGTTTTGGCGAAGAAGCACTTATTGGTGGCACCGCAGAAAAAATAGACGCCGCTAACTTGTCGAGCATTGAAGCGCGTACCGCCGCAGGTAAAGCAACCGACGACGACCTTGCTCGTGCCATGGCAATTCGCCAGCGTCAGGTGCGCCGACAGTTCAGCGAGACAGCCCAGGCAGACTCCAAGGTGGCCGACGAAGCACGTTTGTCGGGCGCACCTAAGTCGTTCAAGAATGCGGTAAAGGTATTTCAAGGCACCGCCAAGTGGGTACCTGGCGTTGGTCTAAAAGCGTTCAAGGGCGTTGACGCACTAAACCGCAGTATGCAACTGCAAGCTCTCTATTACATGACCGAGGCGGCGGTGCAGTCTGACCCCAAAGCAAAGGCGCTATGGGAAGCGGTAGCGGACGGACACCCCGTCGACGCGTTTGGCCGCAAGCAAAGCATCTCTGCCGGTCAGGGTTTCGCTCAGGCGTTTGGTATCGAACCAGGCACCGCACCGTATTCATTGCTTTCCGGTGCAGTTGACTTTGGCGCAACTATTAGTTCCGACCCCGTTACAGCGGGTTTGGGAACCTTAGAAAAAGCCAACACCGCAGAAGGTTTGGGTGGTTTGCTTGGCCGTTGGTGGAAGGGCCTTGGCGTTGAGAGTGGCGCTGATGTCGTTCGAGTTGCAGGGACCACCTCTCGTAGCGCACGAATGATTGATTTCATTGCCAACTCCGATGCTGTCGCCATTCGCAAAACTTTGCGTCGCGACCTTGTAGGACCATCTGAAGTTGTTGATCGTTTTATCAATCGTCTTGCCGACGCCAAGACTCCAGAAAAAGTTATTCAAGTATTTGCCGACGTCGCTGACGGTGCTTACTTCACGCGCAACGTATTGCCTACGCGCAAGGCTTGGCGCACTATTGCTGCTGCACTGAAAGATTACGCCACGCTTTCTGGCGCTCAGCGCGCACTGAAGAAAGACGGCATTGACATTGCCACGCGCACTGCCATGGAAGCGGCAGAGAAAAGCGTTCCCAAAAAAGTAGCACTTTGGGTACGTCGTAAGGCCGCATCAAACCTCACCGAAGCACCTTGGTACAGCGAAGCAGGCGAAGCAGCTAAGGGCATGCCGAACATCAAGAATTACAGCTTCCGCATGGGCGACAAGAACGCCATCCCCGCCATCCAAGCCATGATGCAAATGTCAGGTCAGTTCTCGCGTACTGAGATCGACGCCATGGGTGACGCGCTCACGCACACGCCAAACCCGCAAGATTTCCAACACGCTCTAAACAATCTCACTTCGTCAATGCTTGACCAGTCAATCGCCAAGGCAACCAATTCCCCCGCCTACACCGCTGTCCACACCGAACTTCGTCAAACAATTAGCGAATTGGTGCAGCAGTTGTACGACGCTGGTGGTGGTGGCCGCGCAGGTATTTACGTCAACGGTGAATTTGGCGAAGCGTATTCTCTCAAGGCGCTTGTAGACGACAGGACCGTCACTGGGTTTTTTGGTCACGGTGACACGCACATCTCGCAGGGTAAGTTCATTGACCCACAAGTTCTTTCTGGCATTGTCCGAAAGATGAGTGCATTAGTCAAGCACCTTGGCCCTGAAGTTGTTGGCGAAGGAAACCGTCTGCGCTACTTGGACGAAGAAGCCTATTCCGCTATGGCTCAGTACCGCAATGCTCGTTTGGTCGGCATTGAAAAAACAGCCGCAAACACAGTCACTCGTAGCCTCCGCAGTTTCGCCGGTAGCCAATTCTCTAGCAATCTTGTTTACGGCTACAAGAATGCCCAGGGCGTCTACACCGACATTTTCGCTCGTGTCCGCACAATGCCTGGCATGAATGACTTTGAAAAGTTTGTCATGGGTTCTCGCCAAGTATTCCGAGAAACTGACAAGGTTATTTCTGAATTTTACAAATTGCGCGCTACGCCAAATGCAGGCCAACAGATTGCAAGGCTAGAAGGGCAACTCAAGGCGTTTGAAGATATTGAACGTCATCTGTTCACGCGCGTGCAATCGTTGCCAATCAATATGTCGGACCTCAATGACTTCGTTGATTTCTTTGGCATCAAGATTGACGAAAAGCTCAAACTGCAAAAGAGCGTTCGAGAAGCCATTGATGCCCAACTAGAGAAGCAACTGGGTCGCACAGGTGGCTCATACCTTCACTGGGGCAACCTTGCCGTTGACGGCTTAAACCGACTTCTTAGCCACGCCCTGATTCCACTCATGCTGTCAACGGGTGGGTACATTGAACGTATCGCCGGAGCAGAGTTTATTCCAAACCTCCTGCGCTTTGGTAGCACTGACTTTATCGAAGCCAGCCTTACCCGTTCCATCGGCAAGCGTATGCTCAAGTACGCGCCATTGCAAGAAGGCATTGTAAAGACCGCAGAGGGAATAAAAAAGGTACCTGAAGCGACTGTCATCAAGCGCCTTGTGCTGGATGCGGCTGAACTACTACACGGCGGTACCAAGTTCTCCGGGCGATTCCTTGCCGGTGCGCTTACTGGTACTCAGCGTGGAATTCTTGAAGCCATGACTGGCGATCGCTTTTACCGCATGCTGGACGACTTTCAGACTGTTTTGCAACTCACGGGTGGCGCTGTCCCTGACATTGGCCACTCCAGCGCACAGTTGTACAATTCCGACTCTATCTCCGGTGCATCTGCTGAAACCATTTACGGCGTCGACGACAAGGGCAATCCCATGACGTCGAAGTTGTACGCCAGCGACAAGTTTGGACGCGCAAACGGAGAAAACATTGTCACAGCCTTGGGCAACAACATGCGTAAGGTTCACAGTGACCAGAAGTTGTTAGAAGTTGCCAAGGACCTGCGGAAAATTACTAGTTCTCGCGGCAATGTATTCACCAACGATGAACGTGAGCAAATTCTAAAAGATTTGACAAACTTAGACTTGCCTCGTAAGCAAGCGTTGTCCGATTCAGAACTTGCGCCATTCGTTGCATCAAACCGAATTATTGCAAGCCCTGAACTTACAACGGGTAGCCCAATGGAGGACTGGGCTAAAACAACGGCGTATGACGTACTCAGCATCTTCTCTGGTGTAAACAAGGAAGGCAAGTGGGTCATCCACAATGACCTTCTCGACCAGGCTATTAGCGGGCAAATCAAGGGGCCTGCGGCATTGGTAAAGCAGTACGCCTCGCTTGACGGTGCGCCCAAAAACCTTATCGATCGCCAACCCGTAAAGTTCCCGTGGCAGACCAAGGGTGTCCGTGAGTTCAACAAACTTATGGAAGTCGCCATGCGTATCCCCGGCGCAAAATTGATTGGCGCAGGTGCTAGCACTTTATTGAAAGCGCCCAACGCCGCTAACCACTACATCCTTGACAAGACCTTTGGCAAGTTCCTTGGTTGGGTCAGCCGTGAACCTACATTCCTGCTTGGCTTCCACATTGAGATGGAAGCGTTGCGCGAAAAGGTTGCTCGTGGCATCATCACCGAGGACCAAGCAATTAACAAGGCCATGGAAAATTCATTTATCCAAATGGCTAAGTATGTTCACAATCCTGCTGACCGCTTTGCGTTTGAACAGAACGCTCGTATCTATTCACCATTCTGGTTCGCCAAGAATCAGGCGTACCGTCGAGCGTTCCGCATGCTGGAAGAAAACCCACAGGCGTTTACCGAGTTCCTCAAGTTTTCCCTCCATGCCACGGACTACCTGCACTCACACTCACAGAATGGTCAGAGTCCGGTTATCGCCATTCCCGGTACCGAGTACCTGCCTGGCTTTATGTCCAACATCTTCAACCTTGGGCCAAACATTAGCGGCATGATGTTTGACTACTCCGGTAGCCTCAGCTCGCTCAACAGCGTTATCCTCACCGGCTACCAAACTGGCATGGCTGGCTTGGAAGAAATGATACGGCCACCAGCCGGTCCGTTCGTCAGCATTGCGGAGAAGTTGCTTGGTGAGACAGGTCTGTTTGATCCAAAACCGTACAGCAAATTCTTGGAAGCTACTCTTGGCCCGGTTGGTTCAAAAACTAGTATGTTCTCCGACCTTCTCCCTTCGGCGTTTTACCGTGACCTTTTCCAAGAAGGTCTCGCTGTAGGGGAACGAGCAGCCGGTAACGGCATGACCGTCGCTCCTGTGTTGCAAGCGCAAATCAAAGCCATGCACAGCAAGATGGATGATTTCCGCTCGCAACTAATCAAGGAATACTACGACAAGTACGGCAAGGCTACGTTTGCGTCTGCCGAACAAAAGCACCTTGACGCCAACCTGTACGCCGACGAAATGCTTATGATTCATTTTGGTAGCCCAAGAATCGGAGAAAAGAACAGGCAGAAATTCGCAGACGAAATGCAGGTTGCTGCACTTGGTTTGTACATGGGCAAACTGCTAACCATGTTCGCCCTGCCGGTGTCGACGTCGTTGCAAGAGCGTTTCTCTAAATCAAATGAGTTCAACCAGATTCTCAAGCAGAAACTCCCCGATGGCTCGCCCATTGGCTACAGCAGTGCGGTGTCTGAGTTTGCGCTCAAGTTCCCACAAAACTTCCTTGACACCGTGTCGACGTCGCAAAGTCCATACGGTCCATTTGGTCAGACTGCTGACTTTATGAAGTGGCACGACAACGCTCCAAACCTTATTGGTGAGAATGGCATCCCATTCCTTGCCGCTTTGTTGGTTGACAACCAAGGCAAGTACGTGCCTGCGGCGTACCAATCGCAGGTCAGTATGCAACTGCGCAGGGCTGATACGCCGGATGAGTACATGAAGGCAACGCTTATCACCATGGGCGATCAGTGGTACTACGAGTACTTGGAGCCAACGTTCTACAAATCGTATGGTTCGGGTGCGCCTGGTGGCGGTGGCTACTTTGGTCCCAACGACCCTCGCAACAACATTAGTTACCAAGGCAAGAAAGCTCTTGATGCGGCAACCAAAGACTTCGGTAAATTTGTAAATCCAATTTGGGAAAGCAACGCTAGCCCACTCATAACATCTGTTTCAAAGCAACACCAAATCGCCGCTGTTCAGCAACTCGGTCAGTTTGTTAGCGACCCCAAGATGCAGCAAGAGACAATCTCTAAGGGTCTGTTGAGCAAGGACGACGTAAACAATATGAACGAGGCGTACAAGATTTACAACGCTTACATTGCCGAAATCAACGCAACCAGTGGCACCCAGAAGTGGGACCTGAAGCAAAGCCTGTATGCCGTCATGGAGAAAGCGGCCGCTAATCCTGCTGCTTCCAAAATCGCCCGTCTACTAAACACCCTGGCTAAAGCCCCGACCGCGAACGCGTAGGAACTATGACTGAAGAAACCAAACCACAAGAAAAGACAATGACCGATAAGGACCTGATGCAGATGGCTGAGCTGTATCACGTCCCCATAACCGAGAACACCGTCAAGCAGATTGCCGGTGAAAGCGTCACGCCCGAAAAGGCTAAGGCGTTTGAAGAATACGTCAAGACCACGGCACAGGGCCTATACCCCACGCTTGCCACGCAAATCAAGGCTGGCATCCCCACCGCCTATCTTCTTGACCCTTACCGCCAGATTGCTAAGCAGAAACTAGGCGAGGACTTCGAGCCAAACTTCCAGTCCGACCCCAAAGCAACTGCGGCCCTAAGTGGTGGCGTCGACCCCACGACTGGTCGCCCCGCCCCAATGTCGTTGGATCAATGGAAGCAACACATTATGACCGAGCCAGGCTTCGGGTATGACAAAACCCCTGAAGCAATCAACACCGCTCAGCAAACTATGGAAGCGTTGAAAGAACACTTCTCACGTCCCGCAGGAGGAATGTAATGAGTAATGTCTTTGGTGACGTCGGCTCGGTAGGAGCAACTGGCTCAACAGGTTTGCCAACTATTGTTATAAAGCCAGCCAACACTGCACCGCCTATGGTTATCCCTGCCAGCATTGCTAGCCGGTTAGGTTTGCCTGCTGGGTCAAAACTCACTTACTACCCACCAGCAAAAGCTGGATTGTCCCAAGCGCCTTACGCTCCGGTAACGGGTAAGGAATTGTATGAGGCAATTCAAACCTCCCCTTACACCACCGAACAAAAAACAGGGCTTATCACCTCTCTGTTCCCTGCTGGCTTTGACCCCAACGGAAAAAACGCTACCAAGTACTACTCGGCAGTAACTACCAACCTCAACATCTCGAAGTACAACCTAGGCAACTACACAGTCCCAACAGTTGAAGTCACAACTAAAAAGCCTAAAACGCCCGTAACGCCTACCATCACGCCCAGCACGACGGTCAGTGGACCTGTCACCGCTGGAACTAGCAAGACCAGCGCCAGCGCCATTGAAAGCGCCTACGGTGTAATCCAGTCTTACTTGCAGGACTGGGGACTGGCAAGCGAGGCTAACAAGGTCTACAAGATTATTACTGACCCGCGCAACAATGTCACCAACACCCGTGAGTTGGTCGAGATTATCCGCGGCAACTTGCCCTCGTCACTCGGATCTGAAGCGCAAAAGGAATTCAAGCAGGCTTACGACAATGCATTCCCAGGTCTTGCTGCTTACAACGCCAGCCTTGAAAAGAACCCCAACAGCGTCAATGTCTACATGACCGAATCCGCCTACCAGCAGTACACCCAGCGTATCCGTGACACGGCAACGCAGTACGGCGTTCCAGCGCCCAACAAGCAGGACGTCGGCAAACTACTGAACGGGAACGTTTCCCCCGTTGAATACCAACAGCGTGTGCAGGACATTTACAGCGCAGTGCAGAACGCTGACGCGGGTACCAAGGCAATCCTGCAACGTGAGTTTGGCATCAACGAAAACGATATCAAGGGATATCTTGCTACCGGCAAGTTGCCAGGCCGTAAGCCGGTCGAGGGTCTGCCAGAGATGCAACGTCAGGTCGCCTCTGCCGAAATCCAAGACTACGCCGGTCGTGTCGGTTTGGGTGGCGTGGGGCGCAACATGGGCAGTCAGCTTGCAGACATGGCTCGACTCGCCAGCACCGCAGGCAATCAGGCACTCGGCTACGGCGTTACTCAAATCGAAGGTAGCCTCCTCGGTGCCAGTCGTGACGTCGCCCTTACCAAGTCGTTGCCTGGATTGGCTGCGCCTACCGTTGACACCAAAACGCTTATCGCTTCGCAACTCGCTGGCTTCGGTGGCATCAACCAAGTCGCCGCACAAACCGAGGTCGCTCGCGCAGAACAGGCTAAGGCCGCACCGTTTGAAAAGGGTGGCGGTTACGCCGAGAACGCTAAGGGTGTCATGGGTATAGGTTCCGCGCGAACTTAGTAGCGTAACATTACGTTATGCGCACTGTACAATGTTTCTAGGTAGTTGGCCCTGTTTGGCCGCAGGCGCGCTGACCACCAACCCCATTTGGGAACAGCACATTCCCGATGCGTACCTAGTGCAGTTTTACAACTTATCCGCTTTGTTACCCTCTGGCAAAGTGCGTACCCGCAAGGAGCGATTGCATGGCATACGACGACGAATTTGATGAGCAAGAACAGCAGACCCAGCCGCTAGACCCGAACATTCGGAAGCAGTTGCGTGAAGCTGAGAAGGCTCGCAAGGAACTGGACGCAATGCGCCAGGAACTTGAGAACTCAAAGCGTGAAGTTTTGTTGGCTAAGGCTGGTATTCCAGACTCGCCTCTCGGAAACCTTTTCCGTGATGCGTACCGTGGTGAGGCTGATCTCGATGCAATTCGGGAAAAGGCTCGTGAATACGGTATCTTGGAAGCCCCAGCACAGCAGGCAACACCGTCGAGTGACCTTGAGCTTGAAGCCCTACGTCGGGCGCAGGGTGCGACTATTGGTACGGTTGGTGCTACACCAGACCCCCAGCAGGAGTACTTCGCAGCGTTGGCGGGTGCATCTAGCGTCGAGGAAGTCATGGCAATCGCTCGTGGAGATGTAGGCCGCAAGGTCGGTGTCACCACAACGGGGATGTACTAAGCCTTTCACTTCCTGAAAGGAAACCCCCACCATGGCCAATGAATTTGGCAACGTAGCGGGTACTGACGCTTACACGGGTCAGTCTACCCTTGACTTCTCAAAGGCAGCCTACGACCGACTGGCGTACTTCGCCCTCCGTCCTGAACTGTACTTTGACGCCGCCGCCGACGTCCAGCCGACTGCTCAGTCGATGCCTGGTTCGTCTGTGACGTTCACCATTGTCAACGACCTTCCCATCGCTTCCTCGGCCCTGTCCGAGTCGAGCGACGTGGCGACCGTTGCCTTGTCTGACTCGCAGGTCACGCTGACGCTGGCTGAATACGGTAACGCCGTACTCACCACCGCCAAGTTGCGTGGTACCTCGTTCGTGGACATTGACCCCGTAGTTGCCAACGTCGTTGGTTACAACGCTGGTGTGTCGATTGACACGATCGCTCGTGCTGCCTTGGACTCCGGTACCAACGTACAGTACGCTTCGGGTCTTGGCTCGACCGCTCTGAGCGCGCCTACGGCTCGCTCGGCTGTGGCTGCCTCCAACACCATCTCTGCCCTTGACATTCGTGTCGCTCGTGCGCGTCTGCGCTCGCAGAACGTTCCTACCTTTGGTGGTATGTACGTGGGTTACGTCCACCCAGACATTGTGGCTGACCTTCAGGGTGAGTCCGTCGCTGGTTCCAACATTCAGGGTTGGCGTGCGCCTCACGTGTACGCTCAGCCAGGTGAAATCTGGACTGGTGAGTTGGGTGCGTTCGAAGGTGTCCGTTGGATTGAGACGCCTCGTGCGCCTATCTTCGCTGGTGCTGGTGCTTCCGCCACTGCCGGTACCTACACCGTAACGACCGCCATCGCCGCCTCGTCGGCCACTGGCACCGTTGGCCAGGGTACCTACACTGGTAACGCGCCTCAGGTTGGTTCGACGCTCGTGACTTCGGGTGCTACCGTCGTCGGTACCATCACCGTCACCGGCATCACGACCATCTCGGTTGGTTCGGGTACTGCCGCTGTTCCTACGCCTGCGTTCAACTTTGTTGTGACCAGCGCCACGGGTAGCGTCACCACTGGTACGGTTACGACCACCTCGCCCACGACTTCGGGTGTGAACGTTTACGGTACGATGATTCTCGGTCGCCAGGCTCTTGCCAAGGCGTACTCGATGATTGACGGAAACGGTGCTTACCCGCACGTCGTTCCCGGTCCCATCACTGACCGTCTGCGCCGCTACGTCCCGCTGGGTTGGTACTGGCTCGGTGCGTACAGCATCTTCCGTCAGGCTTCGATTGTTCGCATTGAGTCGGCTTCGCTGCTCAACAGTGACATCACGAACGCCTACTACACCCCTGGCGTTGACCTGGGTGAATCCGGTACCACTAACGTCAACTTGGCTTAGTCAGGATAGGGGACGAGTATGCCTTGGCCTTTTAGTTGTGCAGCCTGTGGTTCTCGTGACGTGCAGGCAGGGATTGATGAAATCCACTGCCTCACGTGCGGGAGGCTCACTGACAAGGACGGTGTACTCGTCCCCGTATCTGACCAGTTCACGTCGGAGGAACTATGACAACCCCTACGGGCCTCGGCCTGACTCGCGGTATCGAATCCGCAGACCCAATCCCCGGTCGTTCGTTTGACCGTGTGGCTGCCGCTCGCGCCAATAACGCTAGTGCAGTCAAGGGAGAAACCTCGGACCCTTGCTACTGCGGTAAGTGTTCCCTCGTAGACGCAAGGTGGATGTAATGGAATCACGCGCAGCCTTCAAGCCAATCTCGGAATACGACCTTCGTAGCACCGCCGCTAACTACATTGACACTGGAATCATTCCGACTCCCGTTACCTCCACGACCACGACCGGCCCAGCCAACCGTGGCATGGAAGCGAACACGAACCGCGACGGTTTCATGGCTCCAATGATTACCGGCATCACCACCATTGACTACGCGGCTGCAACCATTCAGCCTGAAGTCATGCCGTTCAAGGTTCGAGAGGATATCTAATGCCAAGCCGTTATGACGCTGTGTACAGCACTGAATCTACGCGTGATGGTTTCACAATGGACTTCCGCCCTACCACTTTGCTTGAGCAGAGCCAGATGGGTATTGACCGTGTGAACATGCCTGTCGGTGACGCTACCGGCCCACGCCCAGAGGTGCAGACCACTGGTGGACGTGGCACTACGGACACTGAAGCCGCTCTCCGCCTTGGAGCGCAAGGCCGTAAGTAGTTCGGAGTGGCAACTTTCACTCCGCCCGTTGCATACGATAACCCACCCATCCTGCCTGGTGCAGGTGGGCTGGGGACTCGTTTGTTTAGGTACTTCCCTAACCGCAAGCGGTACATCGCTGTCTTTCTCCTAAGCGATGGCACGTATGTGCAGGACACGCCCAATGGATATGACCTCAGCGGCAACATCATTGGCAACACGAATACAAACATTCCGTATCCATACAACCCTTATGATCCAGCTTCGCCTTATTCAACTTCGTACTACGTTGACTACTCGCAAAGCCCACGCAAGCAAGTAAAGACAACAGTGTCACAAAACCCCTACGTGGCTAAAGTGTACTTGGGACCCACGGCTATCACCGCGACAGAGCAAACCGCTTTGACCGCGGCTGGGTATGGAGGATGCATAGCATGACCGCAGTAAAGCACAACCGGGGCCTCTGCCCTGAAAACTGTTTCGGGTGCAAGGTTGCCTCGACCACGTTCGCTGGCTCAGCAATGCCTACGCGCAACGAGGCTGGCAACGTCGAGCGAGAAACACGAAAGATGCACCGAGACGTGGCCGCTTACCGGCGACTACGCAAAAGCGGATTGCAGCCTAAGTCCGTCAAGGGTTCAGCCCTTTTAGAAAAGACCTCTGATTCGAAGTGGGAAATCGAGACTGGTCAACGTATCGGCAACAGCAAAATTACCAAGCGCCTTGAAGAAGCCCAGTCGGCTATCGACAAGGGCGAATCAATTATCTAAGGACTAACAATGGCACTACTCGCAGTCTCATCAGAGAACACGGCAATCGCCGCTATTTTTGTTCCCAGCACCACGTACTACCTTGCCCTGTTTACCACCTCGCCAGGGCAGACAGGTACCAGCGGTGAGATTACTAACACGGGTGGTTCCACTTACGCTCGTCAAGCCATCACGTTTGGCTCGGCTTCGGGTGGTGCTGAACTTTCAACCAACAGTCAGACTTTTACCAACCTGCCCGCTGAAGGTAGTGGCATTGGCTGGTTTGGCGTCTACACCGCTTCGTCGGGTGGAACCTACCTCGGCGGTGGCACGATTACCGGCTTGTCTGGTTCACTGCCTTCTGGCATCACTGTCAATTTCGCTACAGGTTCGGTCAGCGTCGCCATTTCGTGATGACGGATACAGCCGATTTCTCCGCCACCGCTACTGCCTCGTGGAATTTGCCTGACGAGGAAACCGTACCAGAACTGGAACAATAAATGGACGCCCTAAAGAACTTTGCGTACAGTCTTGTTGTCACCGCACCTTCTCCCGCCACGTCCGGTACGTCACTTACGGTTACGTCTGGTCAGGGTTCTTACTTCCCTGCCGCTTCCTTTGACGTGACCATCTGGCCTGCGGGTCAAGCGCCGACTAACGCCAACGCCGAGATTTGCCGAGTGACAAACGTAACGGGTGACACACTTACCATCACCCGCGCACAATACGGCACCACTGCTCAGACGATTACGGCCAACTACCAGATTGCCCAGACCGTAGACGCTAACTTGCTAAACCAGTTGGCACCTCTTTCTGGCGCTACGTTCACTGGCGAAGTAGTTGTACCTGACCTCAAGGTGTCTGGTCTTACCGGCGCCACGACTGCTACTCGTTACGTCGGAGGAACTGCAAACGGCGCGCCTACGTCGGGTACGTTTGCCGTTGGCGACTTCATCGTTGATCAGACCGGCACCATCTGGGTTTGCACAACTGCTGGCACCCCTGGCACGTGGACGACGACTATCTCGTCTCACCTCCAACTACGCTCGGCCTCGGCAACGGTTGGCCGCAACGAGATAACCATCTTCTCAGGCTCAACCAGTTCTCAGACTTTGACCGCACCGTCAAGCCCTATTGACGGCTCTAACTGGACGGTCATCAACAAAGCATCGGTCTCTGTCAGCCTGAGTTTTACTCCGTCAATGGTTCCGCTCGGCTCCACTACCGGCGTCACGACGTTCAGCGTTCCGGCCTACGGCTCCTACTCGTTTGTCAACTACAACGGCTCGCAGTGGTACGAAATTTCAAGTAACGACATTGGCGACACTATCAACACGCTGGCAATCACTCGTGGCGGTACCGGCTCGACTCTGGGCAACCTAGTCAAGACCACGCAGAGCGTCACGGTGTCGAGCAACGCCGCCTCGGTCTCGGCTTCCTACGGCTCCACGCTCATCACGAACAACGCCGCAGGCTCGGTGGCTATCACCATGAGCACCTCGGGCGCAG